GTTATTGTCGAAGAGTCTGTTAATGATATTATAGGTTTTCTCGCTAAATTAGACGCAGTTCCAGTACCAAGAATTTTTGAACTACTAAGCGACGGGGTTGAAGATTTTGTTGTAAGTTCTTCAGGTCAGCTCCTTTCGTTTTTAAATGACTTTAAAGTGATAGGAGAAGAGATTGAAACGGTTGCAGAGGGATTATCATTTTCGTTCAATGATTTAGCTACTTCAGTAGGTCAGATGTTTGGTAATGTAGTGAGTGGATCACAAACAGCAAAACAAGGATTTTTGGAATTTGCTAAAAGTGCTATTCGATCTATAATTGCTTTTGCTACGGCTAATGTTATAGCGAACGCATCAAGTCCAGACAATCCAGCAAATAGAATAAGTGGAGGTTTAACGATTCCAGCGTTCGCTCTTATAGGTTTAGCTGCATTAGATCAATTAGTGCAAAACATCCCAGCTCTCGCGGAGGGCGGTTTGGCTTATGGTCCAACTCTCGCAATGGTCGGAGATAATAGAGGCGCGAGTGTCGATCCCGAAGTTGTCGCTCCACTCTCAAAGCTCAAGGGGATGTTAGGAGGCAACGCTGTGGAGGTATATGGGCGTATCTCAGGAGATGATATTGTATTAAGTAACTCGAGAGCTACACGAGACAGAAACAGATTCTAAATGTCACTAATTTACGCGAAGTCTGAATTTACAGACATAAAAGATACAGACTGGAAAGTTAACATAGTTAAAAATACAGCTGGAGCTGATTTAAACTTAGATTTTAACTTAGGTCCAGATGGCTTCAATTTGTCGTATGATTTCGATGAGTTCGATAGATGTAAACCGATTGTAGGTAGTAGAGTACAGATTACTCTATTTCACCCAATTGCAAATAGTGCATTTTTTGACGCTCTGTACAATTTCCTCGACAGCGATGAGGAGGGCGTTTGGAGCATTCAAATTTACAGAGATCCAGACTCATCAAACGAGCTTTGGTGGGCTGGTGCGATAATGCCTGAACAGACAGTTATACCAGACGACTATCCACACGCTCCAGTTACTCTCACAGCTGTTGACGGGTTGGCTAATTTAAAAGGCATTGACTACAACAACGATGGAGCAGCGTACACTGGCACAGCTCTCGTTCTGGAGCACTTGCACAACATTATACAAAAGCTACATATTAGCGACATTTGGACCGCTTCAGATGTGGAGTTAAAGTTCTTTGAGGATTACATCGGTAAGGAGTACAAAGATCACATCGCTGGAGCTCAGAACAAACAACTTGAAAACGCACAAATATCTCATAGCGCATATTATAACAAAGACGATGAAGGTGTAAAGCAGTATTACTCAACTTATGAGGTCCTGGAAAGTCTCGCTATAACATTCAACGTCTCAGTGTTTATGGCTCAGGGCTCTATCTGGTGGGTTCCTTTGGGAGCGATTCAATCGCACACATCTAATGCTACATCGATTGCAAACTTTATGCTCGGAGATGGAACGAGGACATACAACACAGTAGCAAACGTGACGCCTGGAGCTATATTTGGCACTAACTCCGCGCAATGGGAAAAGCTTAAAGGATGGGAGAGAACGAGTGCGCCATCATTTAAAGAGGCATTAAGAATAAGAGAATACCAGGGTTTAAGAGGTTTAGTTAATGATAATTTATACTCAAGGACTCAGTTAATTAATACAGATATACTGTCAGATGAGGACATAGAATACAGTAGTAATCAAAGATTCATAGTCTCTGGCACTTTGGTATATTTAGCTCCTCCATTCGGTTATATTTCAGATGATTTTGATAGAGTCGGAAGGCTCAAACTTGAATTAACGATAAAATTTGGTGACGCTGGAGGTACAACAAACTATTTAAAAAGAAACTACGATTTTAACAGTGCTAACATTGAGACTGTACAGTTTCCAAATTACACAGGTCTTGACTGGCCGATTTATAATCCTTTTGATAACTGGGATAATATAGACATATATAGACCACAAAGTGAAAACCCTTCATGGAGTAATAGCGCAGCGACTTTTGATTTAATATCAAATTCTTTTGACAAGATGAGTGGAACTTATGATCCTCTTGTTCAGCTACTTGCTGGGACGTTGAACATGGGCTTTCAGTTCATAACTCCAGAGCTTCCAGCAGATGCAGACGGCTTGCAAATCTCAGCACATTTAACTGGTATTGACTGGCAAGGTGTTGAGGACACAAGTATCGCAGCAACCTCAAACTCTTATGGTACTATACAATACAGAATAGATAATTTTAGAATACAAGAGTACAGCTCTGAGCAAGGACAAGAATTTAGTCAAATAGATATTACAGCTACAAATCCAGACTCAGCACGTTATGAATTTAACCAGGGTACAACTCTAATCGGTGATAGAATAAGTGATTACGATTTAGGAGTAATTAAAATAAATAATGGAAGCAATTACGTAGATTCAACAGAGTGGACAAATTTACAGAGCTCAACGGCTTCGCTTTCCATTAATGGTTTGGGAGTTCGCGAGAGGCTTGCAGCAAATAAGACAGCGAAAAGGATAGAAAGAGGTACGTTATACCAGAGAGGATCGACTTATATACATCCCTACACAATACTAACTAACACAGCAGATAGCGGAAACTTTTACCAGGTTACTGGGCTCAACTATATAGCGAATCGATGCGAGTATGACATTGAATGTATGTATCTCTCACGCGATATAACAGGAGTCACAGTTACTCAAGATAATAGCAAAGGAGATCCTTTTGTTTTTCTACCTGGACCGTTGCCATCATTAAAAGGACCATCGACAGATAATATAGTTAGTGATAACTCAACAAAGCTCGGGTTTGTCACTACAGATACTTACGGGATTACGAAGGTAACTACTTCGACAGGTTCAGCTGCGATTGATATTAATCTCCCTATCTCAAAAGCGGGTGCGGGCGCAGAGGTTGTTACAATTAATACGCTTGGAGCTATGGCTCCTCTCGCAGATGGCGCGTCAGGTGAGTTCTTAAAAACAGATGGCTCTGGATCTCTCAGCTGGGCAGCTGCTGGAGGTGGAGGCGGTGGCTGGTTCGGTTCTACGACATTGCTTAAAGTAATGCCCTGTGAGTTCATGGCAAACGATGACGCGCCGTCGAGGAGTGGTTTTCAAGGCTTATATATTGAGGATGACACGAGTGGTTACTTAGGTGCAAGAGTAAACCATGCAAGTACAGATATGTATGTTATGAAGGCAATCCCTACAGGGTACAAAGTTACTCACGTACAAGTTTACGGATCAACTGGAGTAATAAACGGAGTTACTGTTAATATGTTTAGGCAAACAACAGGCGCAATAGTAGCGAAGGGCACTGGAAATATAAATGCGTTAATTGACATTACAGACGTAACATCTACAGTCTTAAATAACATTAGCGTTAAGGTTTCTCCAGGAGCTACAACAGTAATAATTTACGGAGCAGATATAACAATCGAAGCAGTATGACAATAGAAGAATTAACAGCTCTCATGGAGAAGATGGAACAGGCGTTAACACAAACAGCTGGAGCAAATCACTCGAAGCCATGATGGACGCAAAGATGTGGGGACTCAACCTATTATGGGCGACATGGGGCGCAGCTGTATGGCTCGCGGATCTTAACTATATCATTGCCATAATCGGGGGCGTGACTCTTATTTGGGTAAACGTCGAGAAGGCTATCACTCAACGAAACAAAAGGAAATGAGTTACCTCCCTTATCTCTGTATCATATTACTTAACATAGCGAATACACGTTATAAGCTCCAGACGTTTGGAAAGATGGACGGACACGATATGTTGTGTATTTTAATATCATTAATAGGATGCTTCACTTTGTAGCTTCAGAGTTTGACTCACCAGACCTCCCTGGAAGCGGTGCGGAGTTTATGGATGAGGAGTTTCTCTCTCTATTAGATAGGGCTCGAGACGAAGCTGGTGTATCATTTAAGATAACAAGTGGCTTCAGAACTCCTGAGTACTCTATCGACTTAAAAAAACGAGGCTATCCAGTAGCTCGTAACTCGTCACACCTTAAAGGACTCGCAGCAGATATCGCTGTGACAAGCTCCGCGAATAGGCTCATAATACTCGAAAGCTTACTCTTTGTCGGATTCCGTAGAATCGGGATAGGTAAGGGATTCATTCACGTAGACCTCGACAGAGCGAAGGTCCAGGATGTCGTCTGGGTGTATTAACAATACGCTGTTAATTACTTTTATTGGTTTTTATTTGGTATCGGACATAAAGTGTCCTATCTTTGTGGTATGCAAAACGAAAACACATTAAAACAATTGTACTTTCTATTAGATAATAATATGGAGGTAAATATTTACACTTCTGATTATGAAGTAAAAAACGATAGAGGCTCTTTGATAGTTGTATGTAAGCGTAATCAATATACAATTGGCTTGCCTCATGAGGATATAAAAAAGTGTTTCACTAACAAGTGGAACGTAAGAGAAAATAAAGAATTACAAGGCTTCAATATTATAGCATCATAAATAAAAACACACAAAACACACAAAACACACAATCACATGAAGTATTTATTATTAGAGAAGTTAGATTTCGCAATCCAAGAGGAGAGCATTGCAAAAGTATCTTATAAGTCAAGATATAAAAATAACGTGACTCTCGGAGAGGCTCGAGATTTATATGATGAGCTCTGCGATGCTGAAGAGGCTACAGATGCAGCTCAGCGCGATCTGTTAGTGAAGTTAAGCGATCAGTATTACGCGCTTTATTATGAAGATATGAGTTACGAAGATTGCATTGATTATGCAGAGAGGCAAGTGGATAAAATTACTTACAGAATCAAAACACGAGTTAACACTAAATTAAATTAATATGAGTTTCTTAAATAACAACTACGAGAGAGCTGCTACAGGTAGCCAATATCTAAAATTTGCCCCAAACGATAAAGCGACAATCCGCATAATATCAAAACCGATGGAGGGGATAGAAGTCTGGAAAGATAAAAAGCCTATCCGCTGGAAGTACTCTGGAGAGATGCCTAAGGAGGCGTATAACGCAGATGATAAGCCAAAACCATTCGCAGCGTTTGGAGTATGGCACTACGAAGAAAAGTGTTATAAGATATATCAGTGCTCTACTCGCTCAGTATTGCAAGAGCTCGCAAATCTCAACGACGTCGAAGGTGATCCACTGAGCTACGACTTGACAATAACACGCAAGGGAGCTGGTTTAGATACTAAGTACTACGTCAAAGCGAGTCCAGCGAAAGAGCTCACAGAGGAGGTCCTCCAGGCTTCTCAAGAGTTCGCAGCGAATGTCGATCTCGAAGCTTTATTCACAGGAGATAACCCTTTTAAATAATGGATATTGATAAGCTCACATTAAGCTTCAGCAGTTTAAAGCAGTTCGGCAAATCTCCAGCTCACTTCGTAGGGTACAAAAACCGCATCTTTAAGCAGTCCGCGCCTATGCGTAGAGGATGGCTCACTCACCTTATAACGCTCGAGCCTGAGAAGATACAAGAGCTCCAGGTGCTGGACGTAGCAACGCGAGCGAATAAGCAGTATAAAGAGGCTGTATTGAATCACAAAGATGGAGAGAATGGAGTCTTTACAGCTCGAGAGATGCTGGAGGCTCAAAACTTAGCTCTCGCAGTTAAAGAGCATCCGCTTGCCAGTAAGCTACTCAGTGAAGCTGTAGAGCTCGAGAAACATCTTAAATGGGAGATGGACGGGGTGAAGTTTCATGGGTACGCTGACATTATAGGGAGCGATTATATCGCAGATTTAAAGATAACAGATAATGAGCCAAAGAAGATACAAAGATGGGTGATGGATAACCTCTATCATATGCAGCTCGCGATGTATTCAGAGGCTGTCTTTCCTGGACGCGATATGACAAATTATCTCATAACAGTGGATCCTAACTCTCCACATGGAGTTGTAGTATATGAGCTCAGTAGAGAGATGATGGAGGACGGCTTAAAACAGGCACAGCTGGAGCTCACTATGTTTAAGATGTGGTATAAAGAATGGGATGGAGAGAGCACACCCAGGAGTTACGACTTCTATGAGCGCGAAAACGAGCCTATGATATTAGAGCTCCCAAACTGGTACAAATGAAGGATTATATACTTAGAAAATACGGCACGAGGCAAAACTTCGCAGACTCTGTAGGTGTAGACGTTAGAACAGTGTACAGATGGATAAACATAAGCGCAATGCCTATGCTGAAGCACGCAGATAAGATTGTGCAAACTTCAGACACAACACGACTGGAGCTCATCGGAGAGATACTATTTAACGAGGAGCAAAAGGAGAAATGAAAACAGGCGTGTGGATTCCGATTGAGATTTGGGAGCTGTCAGAGCTCACACTTTTAGAGAGGTATATATACTCAGATATTTGCAGCTTTAATAAAGCTGGTCGCGTCTATTTTAAGACAAATAGTAAGCTCGCAGAGGAGTGTAAAAGCTCCACAGCTTCAATCAGTAGAGCTGTATCTAATTTAGTAAAATTAAGTCATATTAAAGTTGAACAAAGCTCACCAGTTCGAAAGCTTGTACCTAATCAAATTGATGAGGCACCTAATCAGATTGATGAGCCACCTAATCAAATTGATCAACCACCTAATCAAATTGATGAGCCACCTAATCAAATTGATCAACATATAAATAAAGTAATAAGTAAAAGAATAAGTAAAGAAATAAATACAATAACAAAAGAGGTTGTTTTTCCATTTACTCAAAATGAATTTATAGAAGCGTGGAGCATTTGGATCCTGGAGCGAAAAGAAAAGAAGTTAAAAAGCTACACTCAGAGAGGAGAGCAATCTGCGCTCCACAATCTCCAGAAGATATCTGGTGACGATTATAAAAAAGCAATACAAATAATAAATAAC